ATATCGAAAGTCTGATCGATATAATCTTTTCCCCTGCTGGTATTTATCTTTTCAGACTCTTTCTTGAGATATTTTCTGATCGCTTTCTGCATACTGCCTTCCTTTCTAATTAATTTTTTAAGCTCTTATTCTGCCCCTTATCCTAATCAAGGATATCCACTTAATAGCTGGAATCCTCTGCCTTCTTCAAAATCACTATATTTTTTTTCCAGCCTCTCCAGCCTGTCCTGTATTGCTCCAATCAGCTCTACGTTAGTCCCATCACGGCTAATTAAAATCTTAATTAGTAATTCGTTCTTGTCTATCTTAAAGCTCAAATACAAGACCCAGAATCCTACTAAAAGCATTATGACTATAAATACGATTAATAGATTCTCAAACTTCCTCATCCTCCCACCTCCTTAATTCGCTTTTCTAACTGTCTTCTCATGCTATTATCTGGAGATAAATTCTTAATTAGCTTTTTCCATTTCCTGATTTTGTTCTCTTCCCGCCGATTTTGGCCTTGATATTTTTGGCACCTTTCTTTATTCCGACCATGCTTTTTTGCTCCTCCAGATGTTTTTCTCATCGCTATATCCCTCTCCTCCTCTTTAAAAAGTTCCTTCTTATTGGATCTTATAATTTTATTATTTTGCATAACAACTTTATTGCCCGTTCATATCTGCCTGGATTCTGTTTTGAATCCCAGCCATATAAACAAGAAAGTCTATTCTTACACCTCTCGTAGACTTCCCATTTATTATCCTTATGAATTTTATTCTTTTGATTTGTGCTTGGTTTAATACTCATATTCTTTCTGCTTCCGCTCTTTAACCTGGCAATATTCTGGATAAAAATCAAGTACTTTTTTTCCTATAGTGCCATCACGATTCTTAGCAATAATAATTTCTAATTTTTCTGGTGGCTCACCACCCTTTCTCATTTCAACTTTTTGCTGCATCCTTTCTTCCCAATAAACAAAAATCACCATGGGAGAAACCTCTTCAATACGTCCCGAATCTCGAAGATCGGAAAGTCTAGGTTTTCTAATTGAATCTTTACTTCCCCTCGATAGCTGACTTAGAACAAAGGTAGCTATTTCCCTGCTTAAAGTTATGGCATGTATGTCTTTTATGTTCCCTGTTACTCTCTGATAATCTGTCTGTGCCCCTTTCCTGTCCAAATTTTGAAGATAATCGATAAATATTATTTCGGGGTCATATTTATGTATATATTTCCTAATGTCTGAAATATCGAACACCTTTTTAATATTCAAATTCCAGCGATCACCTACTATCTCGGCAATACTATCAAGGGCCTCTCTCTCCCCTTCCTTAAATCTACCCTTCCTAAAGTCCATAATATTCTTAGGCATCAAGTTTGATAACAACCTCCGTGAAATTTCCAGCGTTGTCATCTCTGAAGATAGATAAAGAATCCTTTTCTCTTCATCCGTATCTATAAAGTCTATTGCCAGTTGTATAGCAAATGAGGTTTTCCCCTGGCTGGTGAATCCCCCAATAGTTACTATCTCTCCCTTATCTACCCCTCCGAGGTATCTGTTGAGGTATGCTATCTTAAACCGGTGCGCCGTTCCTTTTGCTGACATCTTCAGGGTATTCTTCAATAGTGTTTTTAAGTTTTCTTCCTTTATCTCGATTATCGGTATCAGGGATATTTTTTCCAGTGCCTTCTGGGTATCTATCTTCTCTAACTTTAGTTCCTCTAAAATAAATAATATTTTTCGTTGATTAGATTTTTCCTTAATAATTCGGTTATAAAATTCTATATTCTCGGGAGTAGGGACGCTGTTGACCAGCTGGGTCAGATAGGTTATTCCTCCTATATCTATTAGTTCATTTTTGTTCTTCAATTCTTCTGTTAAGGTCACTAGATCAACGGCTACGTTCTTATTAAATAATTCGAGAATTACTCGATATATTCTGCTATGAGAAGTTTTGTAGTAATCGTCAGGCTCCAAACTTTCTACGCTGGCATAAACAGCTTTTGGGGAAATCAACATCGAACCTAAAGAAGCTTGTTCCGCCTCTATATTCCGTAACTTTTCTAGTCCTTGAGGTAACATAATTTTCTCCTTATTCCAGGTCGGGTAAATCAGAAACCTGATTTTCCTCTTCAAGACAATCAAAAACATCAGCGGGTCTGGGAAAGTATCTACATTTTTTAAGGCATTCTTTGGTGATAAATTTCGTTTTATCATCAGAAATTTCTTTAAATATCTCAAAATATATTTTTAAGACATCGGGCGCCAGACTCTTTTCGTACACCTTGCCGAATATCCTCATCATCTCATTAAAATTTTTCTTATCCATCTTCTTCCTCCATCTTTCTTAAAGACTCCTCCATTCCGTCACCTTTATTTTTTCTCAAATTAAGCTTAGCTTTTTCTAGGTCTGCAAACTTATCGGTCCTGCCATTTTCAAAGCGGGTAAGAAATTCTTGAAAGGTCCAGGTGTAGGTACATAGGTCATATTCTTCTCCCTTTAATAAAATTGCATAATTAGATATTCGTTGCTTAACTTCTTTAATAGTGGTATATTTCAATATCCTTTTTATCCGGTCCTGGATATTTTTTTCGGTCTTAGGAGATAAACTGGTATGAACCACAATATCTTTACTATTCCATAAATTTAGCAATCCGGAGTATATATGTATTATCTTCTTGTTATAAGATACATTCTTGTTAGTGTCCTTTTCAATTCGTTTGCATTTTAGGGTAGGTGTCCCCGAAGATGTCTCTTCTTTTTCTTTAAATTGATATGGCTCCCAATTTATAATGGTTACAAGCATTCCATAAGGTATATTTAAAGGTGTCCTAATTTTGATGCGATGGTGTCCTTTTTTCTTCGTTTGCGACGCGTCTTTTTCCCTTCTTTTACCGTTGTTTCCGGCTAGTCCATTTAAAAAATTGCTCACTTTGTGCCTCGACCAGCCCCAATCTTTAGCAAGAGACTTCTTAAAAACAAAGATTTGCCCAGACTTTATCTTTATCTTCATATTTTTTATCTGCCCGAATTTTATCCTTATCTTTGCAGCCTTAAAATCGAAGGTATAGTCATCATGGCTGGCTCTAAGTAATAGGTCCACCCAAGCCTGGCCCTTAGAAAATGGCTTGCTCTTCCAGATTTTACTATCTTGTAACTTCCTCCAAAGCTTAATCCAGCCTTTTTTTTGCATAAGATAAATACCCTTTTTTTAGATGGCTAATATAAAAAATTAAGGCAAACACCCAACCGTGGAGGTGCTACCTGCTAACAGCAGGCTTATGAATCCACAATTTTATAAGAATGTTTGCCTTAATTAAAGCTTTATTTTTTAGTTCCTGCTTCATAATTAACACCTTCCAGGGGCAATGATATAACACTTTTATTGATTAATCCAGCTATTTTTATCTTGTTTCGAATTTATTTTTCAGCTCTTTTAGCTTCCTATTTTGCGACATCATCTTACCAATATAGAAGCCTCTACTGTACCAAATCTTGCCTATCTTCCTGCCTTTTAATGTATCCTTTCTCAGAAGAAAGGTTATCTTATTTTCTTTAAAGCCAGTTATTTCTGCAATCTCTTTTACTGTATATAATTTAAAATTATCAAAAAATTCCATTAAGTCATCTCCTTTTATTTAAGTCTAAAATTCTCTTAAAATACTAACTGGATTAACCCCCCACTTTCCCTCTGGATCAGGCTTATAAGGCCCAGTCTCGCAGATTACCCGGGCCTTAATCTTCGTTTCTTTTAGATTTGAAATGTAGTATAGGTAGCTTATTTTTAAAGTCATATCTACACACGAATCGCTTATCTTCTCTGTTTTTAATATCTTAAAAGTGGTAAGATCCTTCAGATAAAACCAACCTTTTAACAGGTCGATGCCTTTATTTCTTCCTCTACTCCTCCAGGTTATTTGGGCATTCTCAAACATCTCCGACCAATTGCTATCTTTCCAAGCATTCATAAAATTTTTTGTTGTATCTACAGCATCCATAAATTTACCTCTCTCGAATTTCTTCAATTCACTTTGACTAGTTATATAATAATGATGTATAATTTCTATGCAGTATAGTTTTATAGGAGAAAAGTTCTATACTGTCATCAACCGCCCGTTGAAAAAGACGGGCTTTTTATTTTGTATTTTGTATAATTAATTCTTAAATTTTATTTTATCTTTGTGTCTATAATGCCGGTGAGTTCTAAAAATAACATAGACATAGCAAAAAAAGCAGTAATTCCCCCTATGTACAGTAATACCTTGAATAAAAAAGCATTTTTTGTAGAAAATGCAATGGCAATCAAAATGATAACGATTACAGCTTCAACCAAAGCTGTTATTCTTAAAATATTATTTAACTGATTTTTTTTAAATATTTTTTTAATCATTTATTTATTTCCCCTTTATTTCTATTTTAGATTTTCTCCGTCAACATATTTAAATTCTTCACAGACTTCGAGATTCAGTTTAGCGGTTTCTTCACATTGTTCAATCAATTCTTTTTTAAGGCCTTCTTTTGAGTTTGAGTAAATAGTTACAGTGTAATCTTCTTTGCCTGGTGTACATTTCTGTACTAAAAAAGTCCCCAGGGGTTCGTTTTTTGAAGTTTCCTGAACCGCTTCTGCCTCAGAATCATAAACGCCAATTACTTTTTCATTCTTTATTACAATGCACTTATTGTTATATCGTTTTACCAACTTATTCTGATTTTTGATATAATACTTAAATTCTTTTTCTAATGGTTTGGACATTTTATATCACCTCTCTTTATACTATTAGGATCTTATACTAAAGATACTGCGTTTTATTTTCGATAGGCATCGACAATATCCTCCACGTGACCTTCGGCAATCCCTTTTTCTTTTGCCTTTATTCTTCCATATCTTAAGGTTCCCCGCCATTCTAGCTGTTCAATCCTCTTATCGATTAGATCTACCCTCTTCCCTAATTGCCTAATTTTTAACCAAAAAATTATGATTAAAATTAATGAAATGATTCCGGTTAAATCTAAAATCATGATAAAAATTTCTTTTAACATCTTTATCACACCTCATTATTCTCTCTATATATTTTACTTGTTTCTTCCTCATAATATCTTTTTTCTTCTTCACGTCTTTTTTTAAATTCTTCCCATTCAATACAGGCATTGCTACCACATTTCGGGCATATAATTTTATTAGAAATGATTTCTGATTCTGAAACATCAAAAATAAATCCACAATTGGTGCAACCGAATATCACTATTTTACCTCCCTTCATTCTCTCATCATGTTCATTCTCAAAAATTTTTAGGGCGTATTTTCTCGCTTCAGCGATTGGCAGAAGAAAGGTTTTGATTGTTGGCTTCGGCTGCCAAACCTTATCCATATATTTAGCCTTATATAATTGCTGTAAAAATTTTTTACCAAAAATAAATATTATTTTTTTGTTCCCCTGTATATATAACCATGAATTGTCTTCTCTCATAATGCCACTAGGAACAAAACTTTCATTAATAGCCTTGCTTTTTTCCGCCACTTCGATTGAGACATTTCCTGTTTCTAATATTCGACGATCAAGTTTAATTTCAATTCCCTGTACATTTTCTCCGTACGCCTGTTGGTAATACTTACTGGAATAATTCGATATAACAATACCCATATCTTTTAATAGTAAATCCACAACAAAGTCTTGAAATTCTAATCCTTCTTGAAATACGGTCTGGCGGTCAGCATCTGGATAATTAACATTCATCTCCATAAAACTCCCATTTTATATTTTTTAACTTAAAATATTCCCTTGCTTCCTCATTATCTGCTTTTTTTCTTGCAAATATTTCTATTCTTCTCCCAGTAGGATAAAGCGTATCTATAAGTTCTCTAAAATATTTTGGTTTTTCAGAATGTTCTGTTCTTTCAATTGATACAACACTGTCATATAATTTATTTGTGTCTGGTCGGCAACTACCCC